TGACGCACTAATGGCAAGAGAGGTTGCACCTCGCACCATTGTAGGTACTGGCTACAAGAATGGTAGGCAGGTAGCAATTTGGTATCTAAAAGAGATGATCGCTAAAGAGAATGAGGTAAAGTAATGATAAGCATTGAACTACAAGATGTACTTGCTACAACACGCAAGATTCGCAACAATGATCGTGATTCTGGCACACACTATTTGCTAGGATATTTATGGGCTAACACGCCAGATAAAGAAAAAGAAAGAATTGCAAAACTATTTGCAAAAGATTTAGAGATGGAGAATAAAAAATGAACAAATGCGATTCTTGTAAAAAAGAAACAACACAATTCGTAACGGATGACGGCGAATATTATTTTCCAATGTGCGGTGAGTGTTACTAAAAAATAAACTAATGGTCTAATGGGGCCCGACGCATTCGGGCGTGTCGCAGCTGCAAATGTGTTTAAGATCACAATATTATTTTCACTATTTTACGGCGTGTCGCCTTGACTTTTTGATATTTTTATGGTACTCTAGAGGAGTAAAATTAAATAAGTAGAAAAACAAGTGTGACCAACCTCACATTCAAAATGTCGGATATGTCCGAATTTGGATTTGATAATGTCAGCCAAAAATGCTATAATTAGATATAAAAATAAATAAGGTTTTATAGTGAAAAAGTAATCACGCTAGGTTGTCAACCTAGAATAAGGGGAGCGTTACCCCTTAGAACCGCTAGAAATGTCAGACCCCTATGGTAAGATATTTATATAACCAAAAAGAAAAGAAGGTGACAATATGTCAGCCAATGTCTACAATGTCCAAACCCTACTAGTAGGAAAAGAATATCGCTCAAATACTCTTACGGGTAAAATCGTAAGTGCAGAGCCTCACCCTAAAGCCGTATGGTATGAGGGTTGCGAGTCTTATCTTGTAGAGGTACAACCTGATAACCGTATCCTTACCACCTATCGCACGATTGCCGTCGCTAACTAATTGTCAGTGCCCCCTGATATAATAAAACAATCAACAAAAAGAAAGTAGGTACAAACTTATGTACAAAGTAAAACTAGAGTCTTTCAATGGCTCAGTAAAAACAATCGCTCTCCCTTCTAGGGGTGCAGTTGCTCAATTCATCTCACAATACCCTCAAACTTTACCAGTTGGGGTATCAGTAAAAATCGCTTGCGATACACTTGGAATTAGTGGCACACTTCGTGGCACTTCTACACTAACAAAAACAAACTAAAGAATAGGAAATAAAAAACAATGATAACAATACCTCACTCTCTCCAATTCGTAACTGAATTAGACGAAACACATCCAATCGCTAAGCAATTGCTTGCACTACCTACAATAGATCAGGTTGCTATGCTTGAGTCAATGCTAAAAGAACTACTTGCACCACGCATTCAGTCTGCGCTTGATGAACTCAATGAAGGAAATTCATATGCAACGCTAAAGGTGGCAGAGTAATGAAAGAATGTAAAGTAACTAAATGCACAAGCACAAGCCTTGTTTATTCAGGCATAGATGCATTCATGCTAGGTGGTATCCCTACGGAAACATATTGCTATGATTGCTCTAATGCATACAATCAGATTTCTGCACATGTAGAAAATTTGGTGAACATCTAATGATGACTAGAAAAGACTATGTAGAAACTGCAAAGATTCTAAATCTATTCGTTGATGAAATGGATTCTAAAACTTTTAAAGATTTAGTTTTTGAATTCAGCGAATGGTTTAGCGCAGACAATCCAAGATTTGATGAAAATAAATTTTGGGACGCTTGCACAAAAGAAATTGAGGTAAATGCATGAGCAGAGTTATCACAACAATCGTGCAGGTGATTTTATTTCTTGGAGTGCTTGCTTGTTTTCGTTTAATGTGGCAAGATTTAAAAGATGATCTTGTTGAAATAAAAAACGATTTGCGAAAGTAAATAAAAAAATCCTGAGCAAGATTTAAAACTGCTCAACCTTCAAAAATGGGGCCCGACGCGCCCTGGCGTGTCGCCCACAGGTTATCCACAGGCTTTACGTTGTGACATTAATCACTCCCAAATTTTCTCACATTTTGAGATTAAGTGCCCTTACGAATTGCCCTTGTCAGCCCCATAGTGTAAGATAAAATATATCAACAGAAAGAAGGAACCCCCTATGAACGAATGCAAAGTATGTTTTGCTCAGCGCATGAGTATCTCTGCAATATCTATCAATATCAACGAACTATGCGAGCCACACTATCGTGACTGGCAAGATGAAAAGAATATGGGTGAGTATTTTGGGTAATATGATGGAAGCCTTGTGCGTTGCATGTAATGAAAACCTACATATAGACGGATTTTATTGCTGGTCATGCGGAATTGACCAACACTACTCAGACATGTTAGAATTAGAACTCACACTAGATTGGAATGAATAAATGGAATACGAATACGCAATCACCTCAGCCTATGATGGAGAAGCACCTCATTGGGTACAACGCTATGAAAACGAATATGGTGCATGGGAAAACTTTTTCCTATTTACTGATTGGGGAATGGCTAAAGAATATCGCACAGTCAATCTCTCAACGCCAACAGGCAAGATGTACACAAAAACTTTTTATACTAGCGGATTGGTCGTAGTAAAGTGATAGATGCAGAAGTAATTACATGGAAGCCTAATGATAAGAATTCTTTTATTAGCAAATTAACTCAAGATGAGTTAGCAATATTTGAAGCAGATATACAGGACGCTATTGACGGAGTAATTGAGGATTGGGAAGGTAAGTAATATGGGAAGCGTAACAGCACTAGGAATTAAAGATAGCGTGTTAGACCTAGAAACACAATTACTTTATCACTTAAAGGGTAATCACTATCCACCAGTACCCGCAGAAATGGTACAACCTTGCATTGAAGCCATTGACGCTTACTATGACGAGGACTATGACCGCATGATTGATATGCCTAAAGTTGGTGACTTTCAGATTCTCTATCGTGGAGATACTCAAGCACCTGCACACGCTATTGTAGAACAACACCACTTATCATGGTTTATTGAGCCAGTTGCATACTCTGATGATGAGGAGCAAAATGAGTGATACAATAAATGTCATGGAACTAATAAAAGCTGATGTACTAACAGCAGATGCACTAGAGATTGGTGATCTAATTTCTTTTGATGATGATATTGTTGAAGTAATTTCAATTGATGTTGATTCTACTGGAGACATATACAGTGTTCAAGTAAGCAACGACTTTGGTGAAACAACAACAGTTGATTTTGATTTTGATGAAGAAGTTGATTGGTACGTTTATCTAGACTAGTGGGGCCCGAGTCCCCAAGTGATCTACATCACATTTACGAGATTTGATATTTTTCCCCATATCTGGTAAGATTATTACATGAGACAGAAAAAAACCCCTGAACAGTTACGTATCCTTATGGAGTTACGTAGATCTAATGCTGCCTCAGCTATCCCCAATAAAAAGAAATATGACAGAAAGAAATGTCAGTCCTACCTGCTAAAATTAAAGAAAGAAAGCGAGTAACCCCCATGACCAAATTACTTAGATCAAAAGATAGAAAAGTGGCTAATGCCGTTACACCTAATGGTAAGCAAGCAAGTATTGCTAACACTTTTGGATTACCTGCAGGAAAAGCATATTCATGTCCTGGCGCTACCAGTGTGTGTGAAACAGTGTGCTATGCAGGCAAATTAGAAAAGGTCTTCCCTACAGTAAAGAAAAACCTATTGCATAACTGGGAACTACTACGCAATGCAGACATGCAAGAAATGTATTCTTTGATCTCAGAAATGATTGCAGAGTTTAAGACAGATTGTGTTAAGCGCAATGCTAAGATGTTATTCCGTATTCACTGGGACGGAGACTTCTTTAATGATGAATACACGCAGGCATGGAAACTAGTAATTGAAGAACAACCAGACATTCAATTCTGGGTATACACACGTGTTAAGTCTGCCGCCCTAATGCTAAACGGTATTGATAATCTATCTTTATATTATTCCACAGATAGCGAGAACAAGGCTATTGGTATTGACCTCAAGGTTAACAATGGGATCTCCCTTGCATACCTTGCAAAAAACTTTGCACTGGGGCAAGCGGATATGAAAGAGTTAACTGGCAAGGTAGGTGCGAAGTGCCCTGAGAATAAAAAGGCTATTCCACTTATCTCACAGGCAGGGTCTGCGTGTGCTACCTGCAAATTGTGTATTTATGAGAAATCTGATATAGTGTTTAGTGCAACCAAAAAATGAGGGGGCTAAATGGATACATTCGTTCTACTATCCCTAATAGGACTACTATTGTTCATGATGAGTCAATAGTGTGATATAGATCACATTCCAAATAGTGAGATTTTTAGGAAATGGATTTGATATTTCTTAGATTTTTTGCTACACTTAGATATAAGCAAGACCAACTACAAAGGAGAAACAAATGACAGTAGCAACAGCAACATACAAGGTGGGCGACCTCTACACTTCACAGAAGTCAAAGGTAACAGGAACAATCTTGGAAATCTCACCAACTGCAAATGACACAGTGCGTGTTAAGTTAGATGTAGACGGCATGACACGCTGGACAACTTGGAAGGCTAATTCATAATTAGTTAATCCAATATCCTGAGCATGATATAAAAAGGCTCAACTTAATGTCAGACCCACCCCCTATAATATAAATAACCCACAGAAAAGGAAAAACACTATGGCACGACAGAAAGCAATCTCAGTAAAAATCGCAACACCAAAAGTAATTAACGCACTTGAAACTGCACTCGCTAAGTTAGAGTCAGACTACGCAACACAATCAGCAAAAGAAGCACAACACACACTTGCTTATGAGGCTTGGAAAAAGCAAATTGGTGAGTGGGCTATTGCCAACTTCTCAAAGGCTGAGAACCTTCGCACAAACTATCGTTCTTGGAGCAACACACTCAATGTTGATTTTGACATAATCACAAAAGAAGGAACTTTCCCATCAGAACCTGAAAAGGATTTTGAGGTTATCCATCAGCACACTTATCGTGAACAAAAAGAGGAAATGTCAAATGCTATCCGTATTCTAAAGATGACAGATGAGGAAACAGTTTCCACATCAACCTATCAAGCGGTGGCTCGCTACCTCTAAAACTTGGGGGGCAACTTAAAGTCCTGAACCCAAACGACCTGAGTAAGTCGCAAAACTGCTCAACCACACAACTAATAGAAAGAGACCCCATGGACCAGCCAGTAATAGATAATCACTACATGACACGAGAGTTTTTAGAAACTACTCTTGTACAAAATAAAGAACGCATTCAACAACTTGAAGAGCACATCCAAAAAGTAAAGCAGGGCTCATATGCAGAATCTGCAGAACGTAACCGCATGGTTGAGGCAATGAAAGAGTGGACTCTTAGCGAATTGGAAAACCTTTCGCTTGCACAAGAGCATGCAGAAGCAATTGCAGAAATCATGGGATTTGAACTAACAAAAGAATTTGAACTAGAAGTTACAGTTCTTTATTCAATTACAGTTAATGCACTTAATGAAGAAGAAGCGCAGAACTTAATTCATGATATTGATTTTGATTCAGTATCAGAGCCTCAAGGCGTAACTTATTTGTCATCCAGTGTTGACAGAATAGATATTTAGTAGGGGGCTACTAATAGACCTGAGTATGTCTATAAACTGCTCATTCAGCTCCCGCAAAATTTGGGCCTCGGGCCCCATGTGACCAATATCACACGTGTCTTTACGAAACATTAAAAAAATGTCCGATTTATCCCATATCTAACTAGCCTGATTTGCATTTGTTAGTGGCCTAGTGTATGATTATATTAACAACAAACAAAAAGGAGAAAACTCATGGCACATGAACTAGAAACACAAAACGGCGTTGCATCTTTTGCGTCATTTCGTGAACCTGCTTGGCATGGATTGGGTACCGTATTCACTGAGGAAAAAACCACCGCAGAAATGTTAGATCTTGCTAACCTTTCTAACTGGAATGTTCGCTTAGAGGATTTGGAAACCCCATCACACTTAACAAGCGATAAAAATTATCAGTATGTATTGCGTACCAATCCCACTGATAACACACAAACTGATATTCTTGGCGTTGTAGGTGAGCGTTATCATGTTATGCAGAATGAAGATTTATTTTCATTTGGTGATAATATCCTAGACGGCGGTGGTCGTTGGGAAACTGCTGGCTCAATCAAGGGTGGTCGTGTCGTATTCGGTGCGTTAGCACTAGAGCGTGAAACTATCCTAGACCCTAGCGGTGTTGCAGATAAGGTAAAGACTTATTTGCTCATCAACACATCACACGATGGCTCAATCGCTATTCAAGCAAGCATTACACCCGTTCGTGTTGTGTGCGCTAACACTCTCAATCTTGCACTTAACACCACTAAGCGCAAGGGTGGCGTGAAGCAATCTTTCAAGATTCGTCACACACAAACTGCACAAGGTAAAATTCAGGTTGCACGTGAGACTCTTGGGCTTGCTCATAAGTACATGGACTCATTTGATCTCATGGCTAACGCTATGATTCAGGCAGAAGTATCTGCTCAACAATTCAACGATATCATTCTCGCTGCTTATCCTAAGCCAGAGAAAGATTCTAAGGGCGCAATCAAGAAATGGGAAAACAAGGTAGATGTTATTAACGACATTTACACTGGTGAGTTTAACGGAATGATCGCTGGTAATGCGTGGGGTGCGTTTAATGCACTTACTGAACGCCTTGACTGGTATCGTTCTGCAAGAGGTGGTTCTAACGAATCTATTCTTGCAAGCGCAAGCGGATTTGACCCTGTAATCAACGCAGAAAAAAATCGCTTACTAAAAGTTGTGCAGGGTGTCATGCAACTAGCATGATACAATAAAATTGCGACTTCAGAAACGTTCGCAAAAATCCTGAGCATGATTTAAAACTGCTCATTAGGTTCTATGGTCCAGTGGTTAGGACACGGCACTGTCACTGCCGAAGCACGAGTTCAATTCTCGTTAGAACCGCTTTACACGATCCCATTGTTTAATATTATTGCAATTAGCACATAATGTCTGATAGCCATCTGGCAAACCTTGTTTAATTAAATGTAAATAAAAATTAGCTCCAGAGACCTTTTGTCCTCCTATTGTAGAGGCCCCGAGGCAAAATGGTACAAATTGGACATTTAAGAACTAGTATAAATATTCTCAGAAAATTGTATTAAGAGGACTTGCTTTTTTTTGCAGAATCCTGTACAATAAATATATGACTACAACATACAAACCATACACAATACACGAACTAGTAGAAGAAATCTATGAGGACAACCTATCGCACTTTGAATTTGAGGAGAACATGGGTGGAGAACCCTGTGACTGCCACCTACATATCACTATGGAAACTATTGTAAAGTATTGGGGAGAGTAATGTTAGGATATACTAAAGAAGATTTAGATGAGATGACTAATGCTATTGACTCTGCTATAACTACCGTGAATCCTGACGATGACCCTTGGCTACACTCAAGATTGTACATGGCAAGTGAATTCTTACAAGGGCTTTGGGCAGAAGGGTACTTTGACTAATGAAGTCTCATCCTTTTTGTAGAATACCCATCCAAGACCCTAACTATAAATGTGAATGTGAATGTGAGAAATAGTATGTGGACTAAGCATGAGTATATATGTACTAATTGTGATACCCTGTTTGAAATCACAACTAGTAATTCCCTGGTGATTCAGCCTAACTGTATCTGTGAACAGCCTCACATTATTAGGATAAACAGATATGATGTGACACAACTCACAGAGCCACACCTTGATATTATTGGCGAAAGCCACTATACTTAATACTATGGACATATCAAAACTAAAGCACATAAGCGAATACGATGACCCATATTGTGACGAATTAAAGGAAATATGGAGTCACAACGACTGCTACTGCGAAGCATGCAAAATATTTTATGGATTAAAATGAACATAGACACATTACGAGAGTATATAAAAATTCACAAAATCTCCTTGGAGCAAGACGTTGAGGACGCTAACAATGATATTCCTATTAGTGATGACGAGTACTATGAGTCAGACGCTTACTATGAAGGAGCCATTGCTACCTGTGATCACCTATTGGAGTATATAAATGAGCGCTAAGTATCCTTTCCTACCCGAACATTTAACTAAAGCATTAGAAGATATCTCCATACCACTAATTGATATCATGCACGGTGAACTTAAAAATATGATGAATGAAATGCAATATAAAGAGTTTGAGGATAAGCAGTGGGGAGAGGGATATAAAGACTGCTTGACAGACCTATACGTTATGACGTATAATTTATCTATAGACCGCCAACAAATAGAAAGAGACCACCATGCCAAATTGGGTTTATAACGGATTAACTGTAGAAGGATCTGAGTCATCTGTCCTTAAGTTAAAGGAGCAGGTAGGTAAGCCTATCTCTGTGCCAATAGATGAGTGGCAGACTAATGAAGTAAGCATACAAACTAATGATAGTCCTATCTTCTCATATTGGAACATAATTGCTCCAACTGATCTAGACACATACCCTTTGCAGAAATCAGAATCTACAAATGGCAACGATTGGTATACATGGAACATTACTAATTGGGGAGTTAAATGGGATGCAAGTAGTGTTTACATTGGTGGAGAGCAAGTCAATGGTGAGAACTATGTAATTCAGTATAACTTTGAATCCCCTTGGGGAATTCCAGATGAGGCTCTTGCTGAACTGTCTGCTCAGTACCCTGATTTATTATTTACTTTGTCATATGAGGAAGAGACTGGTTGGGGTGGAGAGCATGAGTACCTCAAAGGTGAAAAACTTGACGGCATGGAATATAACTGGAAATGCCAAGAATGTGACCACTACCATGCAGGAGATCCTGATGAGTTATACATGGAGGAGCATGAAGAATATGTGTGCCCTAAATGTCAGTGGCCTGTGTTAGAGTTAATGGGACTACCACCGAAAGTAGAGGTAAAATGAAAACGGAAGATAGAGATAAACTACACAAGTGTCTAGAGATACTGCAGACAACAAGTCTAGGCCTGCCCATGGTATGGCTATGGACATGGAATGTTATTGTAGATATACTAGATGATGAGTCTTACCATGCAGACGTCAACCTTGATACTGTATGGAATGGTCTCTGCGAGTCTGTAGAGGCAGGCAAGGGCTTCTCTCTAGAGTATGGAGCAGAGCAACACCATGATGATGTATTAGAATGGATGTTAGAAAAAGGTTATATTTTAGACCCTGTTGATTTACTAGAAGAGGATGAAGACTAATGGTAACTGATATCTATCTTAATGGTCAACTAGATCTGGCCCAAAAACTTTTGTGGGGTGGGTCAGAGACAGAAAACATTCAAGCACATAACATCATTGCCAAACTAATTACAGATCTAGAGGAGCAAGAATAATGGGAGCAAGAATTTGCTATGTATTTAAAGATGTAGAGGCAGCAATTGGTGAGCCCACTGCACATGTTGTCCTATATAGCCACTGGGGTGAGACAGAATGGCAGCGGGACCTAGCAATGGCGCTGCTACATGCTAAACCTAGGTGGAGTGATGCTAGTTACTTTACTCGTATGGTTATTAGTTATTTAATTCAAGACTCCGTATTTAGTGAGACAGGGTTTGGTATTTATGCTATTAATAATCTTAACGAAGATCTAGGAGATACGACGGTAGTCATTGATATCTCTAAAGAAACTATCATTGATAACCAGGGCAATGTATTAGACTGGCAGTTATTCATTGAAGCATACCTGCCAAAGGTTTCCGCTGAGCACGTAGCCATATAATCAGGCTACATTAGAGGAGGCGCAATTAGTGGTGGGTTGCGCCCCTCTCCTCTTTTTGGTACAATGTAGGTAAGGAGAATCATGAGAAAAAAACTGGTAACGAAGGAAGAAAAGGTAGCAATACAATTATGCAATATCTTGGCAGACCTTCGCCTTGACCTTGACATGATTGGTGTTTATCTGGTACGATTATCACCTAATGTAATTTACAATCGCTTAATCACACTAACGGACTCAGCAGAAGCAGAAAAGGAAGATCAACACCATGACTACAGAATACGCTAAGAAAATAGAAATCCTTAATGAGGTATGGATAGAACGCATTCCAGAACTTGAAGATTTATTTGATATGTTTGATGTTGGATTTCCACTAGCCCATTGTATTTTTGAGGGGATAGTAGAATCCACTCCACTAGCACAAGAAAGTATAGAGCAAGCATTTAAAGGTTTGCTTCGTGTGGCTGGTGTAGAAGATACAGGATTCAAAAGCTCACAGAGTATTGTTTATTTAATTTTAAACCCTTAGCCACTGCGGTGGTGGGGCCGAGCATTCAAACCATTTCTTCAAACCTTATTACGATATGTCCAAATTTTTCCCATTTTTTGGGATTACGAGATCTCAAAATTTTTCTCCTATTTGAGGACATTACGAAGGCTCTAAAAAACCTCCCATTTTATACTATCAAACCTTATTTGTCAAACCATAAAACCATGTTATAATCTTTATATGGGCAGAAACTATTTCTCAAAGCATGGAGGACCATATTTTATTAATGATGGTTTTACCAGGCATTCTGATATCAAACCTTACAAACTAGATAAAGGTTTCTTTTACTTTATAGTGTCAGGGTTTGTTATTACATTAGCTATTATAGGTATAGTTCTGTATTCTTTATAAGTCCCGTCGCAAGGCCGCTAAATAATCCTATTAGACATTACGATCACGCCTTTGGCGTCCCCGCTTTTTGGCGGGGGAGATAGACAAACCACTACACAAAACCTCTCTATATAAAACATTACGATATCAAACCTTTTCTCCTGATTTTTAAATATTTATCAAACCTTTATATATATTATTGGACAAATTTGCTCATTTTGTCTATGTTTTTTATATGGTTTTTAAGCTATAAAGGTTTGGAAATAAGCATGTAAGGTTTGACAAAAGGAAGGTTTGGCGGTATAATCCAGGGGATATATAAGGTTTGGAGGTTTGGGAGCAGGCTTTAAAACGTCCTGGACATTACGACGCCATCTGTCTAAGTGCTCAATCCCCCACTTTACTCCACTTTCCTCCACGAAACCCACATCTAAAAAATATCAGTAAGATTTATTATCCTATCAAACCCTATCAAACCACCCAAATCGGACATATAAAACCTATTTAAACCAGGTATAATCACTCTATGGACATCATCATTTACTGGATATACGGCATGCTAGCTTTCTCTGGAATATTGATTGCTATGGGTATCTACGAGTCTTTTAAAGACTAGGTATATGCTACAGCTAGCCATATGCTACAATTGATATATGATAACACTAAGCCTAATATTAATCACATGGTATGTCACTAAGGTATACTACACAAATAGCCTTAAAATCTCAATGATTACTTCAAGCCCAGATATGATTAATATTAAATGTCATAACTGTGCTCAAACCATATACACTCATATAGACAACCTCAGAACACCCTTTTACTGTCTGGCTTGTAAGTAATGCTAAATGTCCTATGCTTTAACTGTGGATCTATGTATCAAGTACCTTATGGGATTAAGTATCCTACTAGGGTTTGTCCTAAGTGTTCTTAGCTTTACATACCGTCCAAAATCTGCTATGCTTGGTATATGAATGATGTGAACTTTGACAAACCTTTACCCAAATATATCTTTGAGTCCTGCATTGACTGTGGTAAATTTATCAGGACAAACGACAAAACCAGACTTATCCTATTCATGATGGATCATTATGGGGGAGAAGGTATTAAGATATGTAGTAAGACTTGGTATGGTCATTTTGTCTATACCCTGCTAAACTGGAAACACAGAAACTATTAAGGATAGTCATGATTAAAAATGTTAGAACAAAGAACAATTCTTTCAGCACTGTCAGATATGACAAAGATGGCAACATCCTGACCCCATCTAGGCTAAAGGCACTTAGGAAAGCAAAGAAAGAAAACAATAATGCCCCTGTCAAAGGTGCTAAGTGGGTTAAGATTGTAAGCCAGTATATTACCACCTGCTCTGTCTGTAATGATAGGATCTTGGTTGGCAATCAGATACTTTGGAACAAGAAGAATAAGCAGACAAAGCATGTGAAGTGTTCATCTTGAAGATAGTAATTGAGGAGTATGTATCACCATTTAAGAAAGGCAAGAATGGAGGAAGAAGCCCTAAGAGGCTTCAAACAAACTTCAGGATAGATCCAATTCCCTGGAAGTGGGAACTCTACAATGGGTTAAACCTTCTCACATACGGGTATGCTCATACTGAAGATGATGCTAATAAGATGGCGAATCAGGCTATTAACCAATATCGCCCTCATAGGGCGTAGTAATGTTTATGACCTCTATTTTTCGCCGAACTTTAAACCGTGATATAATCAGTTAAACAAAAGGGGGACATATGCCATTTCCAGGAAACCATGACTTTAGCTACTACCGTGGTGATACATACGAATTTGATGTTGTTTTGAAGAACCAAGATGGCAGTAATTTTGATATATCCCTATATGAAACAGTAGCCTTTACCATCGGAACTCAGAGAGGTTCTGGGGGTACTAAGACTACAGCTCTTGCTACAAAGGTTTTGCCATCTACCGTGAGATGTACAATTACATCTACAGTTGGCAGAGGACTGGCTGCAGGATCATATTTTTATGATGTTCAAATCACAGACACAACCCCAGATCCAGACACTATATATACAGTATTGACTGGAATTATGACAGTAGTGAACGATATAACTGGAGCATCATAGTGCCACAAATATTGGTTCGTCAAAAAAACCCTAAAGCCAATATTTACCTTGGTAGAGAAACAATAACATTAAGAAACAAGATCCCAACTATTACTGTATATGATGATACATACTTCCCACCTCCAGTGCCATACATTGATGGTGGCTTATATAATGAAGAATCTGCTTCTGTAGATGCAGGACTATACAATACAACATCTTGGGAAATAGTATGGGATGGCGAATACGTTTAAATATATTTGACTTATCCCCACAAATTTGCTACAATAAATACATGAATATGATTGAAAGAAATGAAAAGTTTCAGGAAGAGTTTGGATGGCATATTGATCCATTAACAGGCGATGCTTGGAGATATGTTGAAAGTAGTCGTTGAGGAGTATGTAGAAAAAAAACGTGTTGGATTCTACATGCCATCTATCCCTTGGAAGTGGACCCTATATGATGGGTTGAAGGTTGTAAGATATGGATATTGCCATACAGAGGAAGAGGCTGAGATTGCAGCAAATGGCGCTTTGAAGACTTATAGCCTATAGCTTGGCATGATACAATAAGTGTATGAAAAAAGATAAGTGCTTCTTCTGCGATAAAGATGCAACACATTACGATGTTGTAGTAAATCACCACGAATATGTGGTTGCAGATGTGTGCTTAAATCATCTATCAATGGGCCTTGTATCATAATCCATGTTTGACTTTATTTTCTAAATAAGGTATTATGTATGTATGAACTGTAAAGCCTGCGGTATGGACAAAGAAAACATTGAATACTGGGATACTCATCAAACTATGTCAGATAAACACATATGGTGCATTAAAGATAAAATTAAAGATTGATTGCTTTGCTTTTTGCAGCAAAATACAATTTTTTGTGTTTAGATAAATCAAGAGATTTAGTTTGTTTAAGTACATCTTGATACAAAACAGACTCTTTTGATGTTATAAGTTTAATTGGGTTCTGTGTTTCTTTATACCATCTTTCATATTCTTGAAAGTTATGGTTTGACCCTAATACCGTACCACCAAACCTATTACATATAGCTTCTATTATCTGTGGAGTTTTTTCCTTTAAGTCTTCATATGCAAAAAATAAATCTGCATGCTCTAGAATAAATTCATAATGATTTATATACTCATTTAGTCTGTTATCAATTTTTGTATTTTGTTCCATTGTATTTATAGAAGCTAAGCATTCTTCTGGGCTTCTGACTACTGTTATTATTGGGACACAAAGATTATTTTTATAATATTCTTTACCTATTGCGTGAAAAAAGTTTACTTTTAGGTCTGTATTTGTTAATATGTTCCAATATAACCAATGTTTGCCAGATCTAGGATAAGTAAGCATTGTTAAGTCTGGAATTTTATGGTATAAAAAATCTAAATAATTATTATTTTTCATATATTCATTATACCTTATCTTGACTTATTTACTGGTAAGTGATATACTGATATATATGATAAACATATTATTTCTTATTACAGCATTTTTTATTGGCTATGTGACATGCTATTTTGTTATGACATACAAGGTGGATCAAAATTAAAGAGCCAAGTATTATGAAGATGGACTGGAAAGCTTTAGGATATGAAAGGGTATATGTAGATGGAAGATTACGATGGATTCCTCAGCAGATCAAAGAAGATAGAGAAGACTAGGATACTTCCACTTAGATGGATGGGTAATTTTTGTGAAAAATATGCTCACTATCACCTAAATATGTTTTTACATTATAGAGATCATGATGATCTTGGTCTTGCTTGTAGGTACCACGCATATATGTCAACCTTTTTGTACAAGCCCTATCATTGGTGGGGAACCTATTACGAATTAAACATGGAGGAATAAAATGAGTATGGATGAAATGATGCTAAGAATAGAAATTGCAGCAGAGATAGAGGCTATTCCAATTGTTCCAGGAGTAACAAATGCTTTGGGTATGCGTATTGCTGCTGCTAATATTGCAAGGGGAGAAGATAACTATATGACAGAATGGGCTAAAAAGTTTGAAACGCAGGTAGATTTTGAGTAATGAAAAAAATTTATATGATTGGTGATTGCCATTTATCTAGAGCAATAGAGCATTATTATCCAGAAAAACATGATGTAGTTTTTATTCCTTGGTCTAAAGCTGCTAAGAAAATGCATGGATTTAGTGTTGAGCAAATGCGTGAAGAAGATGAAATGTCTTCTGGAGTAGAAATTGCTAGAACTGTTAACCATATGCCACAACCATTTTCAGTTATTAAAGATGATGGAGTTTTGGTTTTATGGCTTGGATATGTAGACACTAGAACATTTTTACCTAGGTACAAGAATGCAGATGAGACAGTAAAGAAATTTATTGACAATATAAATAATAACTTTATAAATTCTAGTGTTGTAGTGATAGAGCCATTACCTCAATTTACTGAGATGTTGCTAAAGCATGAAGGAATTAGTCCATACTACACGCATGAGCAGAGAATTGATCAGAATCGTGAGTTTCTAGCTGCACTACATAAGTATGCAAAAGAAGCGAGATTTGAAATAGTAATTACTCAGCAGGATATCCTAGATGCTCTTGGTGTACCTGAGCTAACTCCATCTATGACACATACAGATGCTCCACATCCAGTAGACGGATTAAAACCTGAGCATATGGAAAAGATCTGGAAATTATTTTCAGATAAATTAAGTTTTTTAGCAGTTGATTAATTTAATTAAATATAAACATCTTCAAGACATCTAGTGCAGAACCAGTCTGCTGAATCACTAGATCTCTTTATTCCACCGTATATTATTTCATAATTGTTTATTTTATCAATTACGTCTCCATGCATGTAGCCATATACTATAGGTATTAGGTGATGATCGCATTCATACATATACTAATCATACCATAGTTGCAATACCGCTGATTTTCTGATATGATTGATCCATGGAAACAACTGGGTGGACTAAAGATCTTGATGATGATCAAAAAGCATACGTGATGGATTTAATCATCACAACGGTAAAAGAGATTAGGGAACAGATTGCACTTGATATTGAGGCTACTGTTCCAGTATGGCAGAGGTTAGGCTTTATGAAAAGTCGTAGGACAAAGGCAGCTTTTAAGGTATGTGCTGCAATTGCAAGAGGACAAAACGAAAGGTTACATCATGGCAATGAATAAACGTACATATGTATGTGAGGATAAAGAGTGTGGAACAACAATTACTATTAAAACAAAAGGCGATTTGGCAGAATCAATAATTTGTCCATGTGACAAAATCATGCCAGCTACTAAATAAATGTGGTCTTGGATATTAGCAGCAATTGGTGTAACTGGTATATTTTTGGTAGGTCGTAAGACTATTTGGGGTTGGCTAATACTTTGTGTTAATGAGTGCTTATGGATTGCTTATGCACTTGCTACAGATCAGTATGGCTTCATAGCTATGGCAATAGCATATGCAGCAGTTTATATTAAGTCTTATATACATTGGAAGAAAGATGAAAAGGAAGGAGTGGCAAATGCTTAAGCTAATTGTTTTAACTGCAGTATCATTTTTTTCTGGGTATCTAGTTTCATACCTAGTAATGACTGTTGGAGTTAATCAGAATAAAGAATAACGTCATTGGGGCAATAGCTTAATTGGTTAGTAGCTTCAATCTCATAAATTGGAAGGTGTGGGTTCAAGTCCCACTTGCCCTACTAAACACCAGTAGCCAAGTTGGTAAAGGCACCAGTCTTATATACTGAAGATCGTGAGTTCAATTCTCACCTGCTCTACCATACCCCTGTAGCTCAGCGGAAGAGCGACGGACTTCTAATCCGCAGGTCGTTGGTTCAAATCCAATCAGGGGTGCTATTCTGGTATAATGGTTAAAACAAAGGGGTAGTCTTGGCTAATATAGTTTTTTTAGGTAACTTTCGTGTTGACTATACCAGCGAATCTCACCATGCCAAGTCTTTAGAGGCACTTGGACATAAAGTTGTTAGGATGCAAGAGTCTGACGCTAGGTCAGAAGATATCTTGGCTGCTTGTGTAAATAGTGATCTTTTTATTTGGATACATACACATGGTTGGCAGACTTCAGGAAAAATAACTATGGAAAAGCTACTTGAAAGATTAAAAACGTTATCTATCCCAAGTATGACATACCACCTTGACTTATGGTTTGGCCTTCAAAGACAGAAAGACCTTGAATCATTTCCTGTATACAAATTAATTGATCACTTCTTTACCGTTGATAGCCAAATGGCTCAATGGTTTAATGAAAAGACCAACGTTAAGGGTCACTATCTTCCTGCAGGAGTATTTGGAGAAGAATGTATTTATAGGCCAAGCATAACTAATCGTAAGGTGTTGTTTGTTGGTAGTAAAAAATATCATCCAGAGTGGCAATATAGAACAAAGTTAGTTGAATGGCTTGAAGATACATACAAAAATAGATTTGAGCACTATGGTAGCGGTGGTATCAAAAGTGTTCGTGGAATTTCTTTAAATAAAATATACTGGACTACTAAGGTAGTTGTTGGAGATACGTTATGTCTAAACTTTAACTACCCTGACTATTGGTCTGATCGTGTTTATGAAACTCTTGGTCGTGGTGGTTTTCTTATACATCCATATGTTCAAGGGATGGAAAAAGAATTTGAAGATAGAAAGCATTTAGTTTTTTATGAGTATGGAAATTTTGAACAACTGAAGGAATTAATTGACTATTATGTAGAACATGAAGAAGAACGTGAGCAAATAAGAATTGCAGGGCATGAGTTAGTGAAGAATAACTATACCTACAAACATAGATGGAAGCATATACTTGAAGAGCTGGGACTATGAATTACAATACTATAGATACAAACTACTCCTTTAAAATTAGAGAGTTGCTAGATGATCCAAGTGATGATCATAATTTAGACTATAAAGTAGTTGATGAAACATGGAATGAAAATGTTTATAGACTACATGAATATCAGTTTAAAGAAAATGCAGTATTTATTGATATTGGTGCAAACATTGGGTCTGTTAGTCTGTATGTAGATAGCTTTAATAAGTTTAGAGAAGATGCAAACAAGATAAAAGTTTATTCAATTGAACCTGAGCCACACAATTTCTTCTTGTTAAAAGAAAATATTAAAAATAATCCAACTGAAAATATTACAGTAGTCAATAATGCTATTTGGTATGAACAAAAAAATGTTTTTATTACAAATAGAGGTGGTAATAGCAGCATTGTTGATGGAGGATTAACTGAATCTGTTGAGGTTTTAGCAATTACAATTCAAGACCTTGTTGAACGTTACGGTATTGATGAGATAGATGTTATGAAGATTGATATTGAAGGTGCTGAATTTGATCTTATAATTAATACCCCCCCAGAAATACTTTCAAAGATTAGATATTTAACACTTGAGTTTGATAAATCTTTTGACGGAAGGTTTGGCATCATGATTGAAAAGCTTTCAAAACAGTTTGGCATTGAAATTTTAGGTAGTCCCGAAAGAGGAGGATATGTTTATGCAAACAGATACTGAGATTGATTATCTAATTTGTATCCCTGTTTATAGAGTAACAGAAAGAATATATAAATGTATGGAATCTATAAGAGATAAAAATGTTTTACTTATAGATAATAGTGGAAACAGAGAGTGTGAAGTATTTGAAAAAAAGTATGGATTTCAGGTAGAGTATCAGTCAGAGAACATTGGGTTAGCAAGAGCATGGAATGTAGCATTAAAAAAGAATCATGATTGGACATTTGTTGTTTCATCTTCAATGTTGTTTAATCAGCCTTTTTCACATATCATTGATATGCTTAAAGACTTCAATGGTTTAATGTTTAGAACACAGCATGGGTGGCATCTTTGTGGAATCAATAAAAAATTAGTTTCAGCAATTGGATATTTTGATGAAAATTTTTATCCATATAATTTTGATGACTGTGACTGGGATCAAAGGTGCAGAATACTTGAAGAACAAGTTATAATAAACCCTGATTCGGATGTTGCAGTTTCTTGGCGTAGTCAGTTTGTACATTCTAATACACCTATAAGTTATGTAATGAGAATAAACGCACCTGCTGCAGAAGTTGATGTATCATGTCAAATAGACGGCGGTGCAACAATAGACGGACTAAGAATTAACATTGAACCTCTTCATGATTACTTTAAGGCTAAATGGGGCGGAGATAGAACAAGAGAAGGTTGGGGAGAATATAAATATCCATTTAACGATCCTACAAAATCTTTAGACTATTGGCCAGTAAATGATATAGCGACATTAAAGAAAAACTATGGGTTAAAATAATGCAAACAATAGGAGTTTTACCAGCATCTGGAAAGGCCTCCAGAATTGGAGGAATACCAAAGTTTTGCCTACCTATTTCTGATGAAAGATGTTTGCTTCAGTGGCATGTAGAACAAATGCTAGAAGTATGTGATGAGGTTCGTGTATCAACTAGACCTGAGTGGGTAAATATTATACAAAATATGGACATGAACATTAAGCTGATTATTCGTGAGCCATCAACAATGTCTGATGCAGTAAAGTTTATGATTGGTGAATATAACGATACCGTGCTTGTTGGAATGCCAGATACTTATATATTAAATGCACCTGTAAACATTTATAAAGAAATGATTAAAGAAACCAATGCTGATATAGTTTTGGGTGTTTGGGAATGTGGTGATGAGTTAAAAGGTCGTGTAGGGCAGGTATTGTTATCTGGAGATAAAGTAATTAAGTCTGAAGACAAAGTAGAAGATTGTAATTACCCAGATATGTGGGGAACCATGATGTTTAGAAAAAACATGATTAGATATTTAGATCCAACCCTGGATCATCCTGGTAAACAATTAAAAGATTGGATATCTGATGGTGCTAATATATCAGCGGTAAAACCTGGTGGAAAGTATATGGATATCGGAACATTAAGAGGACTAAAACAATTATATAAAGAAATGGATTTATGAGATTAGGAATCATTGCAAGGTCTGACAACACTGGACTAGGTAATCAGACTAAAGAGCTTGTTAAAATGCTTAATCCTGATAAGGTTCTTCTTATTGATTCCTCGCAATTTAATGACAACACGCAGCATCCAGAATGGTATCAAGGGTACAATTGCTTGACTACTAAACGAGGAATGGCCTCTAAAGAAGAGGTATATGAGTTCATAGACGGACTAGATGTAGTACTTAGTTGTGAAATATTCTACAACAACTCATTTATTTCTATAGCAAAGAAAAGAAAAGTTAAAACTGTTCTTCAATACAACTATGAATTCTTGGACTATTTAGCCAACCCAGACCTTCAACTACCAGACATTTTAGTTGCTCCAAGCCTATGGAACTTTACCGATGTTGTTGAAAAGTTTGGTGACAAAACCAAAGTAGTTTATCTTCCACCTCCAACAAGCATAGATTTATTTGCTGGTGCAAAAAATATTAATACAAGCAAGACTCACAAAAAAATATTACACATTGGTGGCAAGGCTGCTGTAAAAGATAGAAACGGCACAAGTACGGTAATTGAAATGCTTAAGTATTCTAAGAGTGATTATCAACTTGTAATCAAGAGTCAAACCCCCCTAGATACAGAATGTGATGATCCAAGACTGGTCATTGATACCTCTAGTCCAGATACCAGAGAAAGCCTCTACGAAGGCTATGACGCTATGGTAATGCCAAGGCGGTATGCAGGCCTATGTCTACCTATGAACGAGGCTCTAATGAGCGCTCTACCCGTTTTTATGACCAATATATCCCCTAACAACAAGATACTTCCGCAGGAATGGCTTACAGACTCTAAAAAGATTGATAGGCTAATGACTCGTATAATGCTTGATGTTTATGGGGGAGATGCTAAAATGTTAGCTAAAATAGTTGATAATTATTATGAAAGTGATATGAGTATTTATAAGGATCAGGCATATCAAATAGGATTAACAAACTTTTCAGCCAATAGTTTAATAGCAGGATATAGAGAATTGCTACAGCTTTAAATCAAGCTTTTTAGATACTGGGATAATAAAATCATTTGAAAATTTTTGTTTTAAGTTTCCTAATGTCATGAATGTTGCCTTCATATCTTTTATAAATTGAATATTTGTTTTAAGTTCTTTAATCTTATAGTCTGTAAAACTTAATACATAATAAGATAACCAAAGATCATCAATGATCCAATATTCTTCAGGGCAATCAAAAAAGTCGTCATTTAAAAATAGCTTAGAGCTACATATAAGTCCACCTGTTCCAGCGTAGTTACCTATTTCATTTTTTTCTAATTTTATTTTTCTGTTATATCTTTCTTCAACCATATGTGCCCAAAAAGATTTTATAGAGCCTTCTTCATATTGTTCGTGGCATTCCTGTATAAATGTGTCTGGAATAATTTCATCATCATCAATAAATATAATTTTTTCATATCCTTGCTCAGCAAGATCTCTTGCCAATAAGAATCTAGCGAACTGTTTAAATTCATTATGATAGTTGTGTACAGTTATATCAATACCTTTGCCAAATTTATCAAGGTACCCCAACAACTTTTCATGTCTATTAGAGTTATCAACAATATAAAAATCAAAATCTTTATTGGTTTGTCTTTCTATGCAACCCAAAGTTTTTTTAAGGTTTTCAAACCTTATATAAGTGCACATAATTAAAGCTGTATTTGACATATAATCCTATCATAGCATAGAAAGAGCCAGCCCAAATGGACTGGCCCTAACTATTTTTACTATTTACTTAGCCTTTGGAGCAGCCTTCTTAGCTGCTGCCTTCTTTACAGGTGCCTTAGCAGTCTTTAGAGCCTTCTCTACTTCCTTAGCATCTGGCAATACGCCAAACGCCTTGTCATTAGGGTTGATTGCTCTGATTGCTACTGGTGCAATTGCAGCAACTAGTGCTGTCCATAGATCCTTTGGATCTGTTACGCCAGCCATATAGAGTGCTAGACCTGATGCAAGTACTGAGCGACCATATGATGCCAGTAGTGCCTTTAGTTGTTCTGTATTCATTGTTTTCCTCCTAGGATATAACTCGTGTTAGTAATGTAAAGCCAATCCATAGACCAATAATTCCTGCGACTCCCGCAAAAACTGGTGGTGCTGGTACTGGCAATTTGAATGCTGCGAACACGACACCGCATCCAAAACCTGTTAATGTTGATAGAATAATGTCTTTCATTCAACTTCCTCTTTTGGTAATAGTTTAATAAGATCTTCATAGGCAGTAGCAATTTTATTCATAGAGTTGTAATTAGGTGCCATCGCTATTATGTCTCCGTACTCTTTAAAGTATGATATTTCTGGATCAACCTGCTCAACAAACTTAGATATACCTGATTGAACCTCTTCAATATAATCAAATGCGGAATCACGAGAATCAGAAAGAAACTTAATAAAGCTTTCTTGATGCACATTGTTATCTAGCTTATCATTAGATAGCATTAGCTGAGTAACTTTAGAATAGGCAGTAGCCATCTTTTTAATATCGTTCTTTAGTCTTAAAAACTTAATTGATAAAACTAATACTGAAAGCAAGGAAGCAAAAAGCAAAGAGCCAACAATCACTGTAACTTCTAGGATATTCATTAATTTAAAGCCTCTCTTGTAACTAACACTATAGCACCTTCCATCTCTAAAGCATTTTTAAGTTGAACAACATATTGTAATGCTGCAATCTTTTCATCATGCGATAATCCTACAAAGTGTCTTTCATCTAATTTTATCGTAAGAAAGTGCTCGTTGTCAATAAGTTGCACACCAAAACCTTTTGGTGCTTGAACGGCATGAAAAGCTCTACGCATTGAATCTGTATACATTACTGCTTATCTTTCTTATCTACATAATGAAATAAATCTTCTAATGATTCCCAGCCTAAATCTTCTTTAACTTCTAGTGCTCCAAGAAAAATATCCCATGTTTCATAAACATACTGTCTTGCCAATACCGTTGGCTCAACAAGTTCATTATCAATTAAAAATGCAATTGGAAGACCAATATCGTTGTATTCAATAAAGTCTTTAAAGTATTTATCAGACTTATAGTCCATCCACAGTTCTCCAAGGATGGCACATATTGAATCAAAGCTGGTTACATCTTCTCCATTGTTAGAGATTTCCACATCTCACCCCATTTTTCTTTTGTTCTATGCTTACTAAACTCTCTTGATATTTCACCATTCTCTAAGTATATACCACCCCATACACCCCACTCTTTGCCAGATACACCGTTAGCAAAACATATTTTTTGCACTGGGCACGATTGACACAGGTTGTCTATTATTGGTCTAATAAGCTCATCATCTTCATATCTTTCAAAGAATAAATTGGTATCTGTACCAAAGCAAGCACTTTCGTCTTTCCATAAGTGTTGCTTCATGGTTACTCCTTGTATTTATTTGGAATATCCCAGCCATTACGATCAGGTACGAAAGTCTTTGCCAAAAACCATTTACCATTACGACGAATTCCATTAATAGCAGTCTTGGCAATATCAGACTGCTTTGTTTCTACAACTGTCCAACCATCCCAATGCAAGTTGTTGTTCTTTGCAACAATCTTTTCCATTGTTTTTAAATCTTTTACAATCATTTTTACCCCTTTAGTATCGGAAAATTCCTACTTCAATGTTGTTTTTTTCTGCAGTTTTAACAAGTTTTGATACAGACTGATGTGGTCTGCTCAAGAAAGCAAGATAGTTTACACTAAGCATGTTTTCTTCAATCCAGGAAGAAGGAACATTGTAAAACTTAATCTTTCTTCCACGAGACTTCATTCCTCTTTCTGATAAATTACAAAACTCAGATACAAATGAGTTTATTGAAGCTGGTCCAGCAGAATAAACTATAAACTCTGTATCTCCATCTTGCATTCCAGAAAGGGCAACGCTCATAGCACGAAGAAAGACTTTATAATCATTAAAGTCATTCGTTCCATGCACTGCTACTATCATCAGAATTCCCATTCTTTAAGCTATCCAGTATGAATAGCATCTTATCAATATCTCGCTTTGACATATTGTTTGTGTCTACTGGCCTAACAGTTTCTGAATCTACTGATCCATCAACTGCATCTGCCACATAAAACATATTGTTGTGTACCCAATATGCGTTATCTTCTATTATCAGTACCTTGACAGTATTATTACTGACATGCTTTCTTGATTGAGAAAGTATTTTAGGTACCTCAAAAAGATCTTTTGGTAAAATGTTTTTTACTATTTGATGAATACTGCTTTGAGTATAAACAATTTTAGCAAAATACTTCTTACGCTTTTGTACTACTCTTATAATTATAGAGCAAAGGACTATAGATGTCAAGCCAATAAGCAAGGTTGATACCATTTTTAACCTCTAAAACTAAATGCGCTTCCAACCCATACTGTCTTTTTCTTTTCACGCTCAACAATACCTCGTGACCAAGAGAATCCTGCGTCTCCGCCCCATGCCAACCACATGATATATCCATTAGAAGGGTTTGATTGGTTTCCCCAATCCTTACCCTTCTTATCTACTTCATGGCGTGAGAAGTATGAGTACATTCTTTTAACAGTACTAAGAGATATAGTTTCTCCTCTTGCTAACTGCCCTGCACGAGTCCAGCCAACTGCAGTTCCTGCACCAGTGGCCTTGCCATCTTCTTTAAACTTAATTGCTTTACGAGCAGCTGATCTTGCTCCTTCTGGTGGTGAGTAACCTTCAGCCTTTGATACTGAATCTGTATCGTATTCAACTGTGTCATCATCTTCCCATAAGTCATCTGCTTTTGCAGCAGGCACACAATTAGGAACCATTTTGCCATTTTTTCCAGGCTTCATTCCTCTTTGTACATATCCATCCCAACAAGGTGCTTGCTTGCTTACATTGCCACAGCAATCTGACTTCATTTCTCCAGCCTGACACATTGGACAGTTATCACAGTTAACATTTAATTCTTTACACGTAGGACATCCACAACCTTCATATTCTTTTTTAACTTTATCGTCTTCATCATAAGATTTATATGTTCCACCACGTTTTTTATATTCTTGTGATACCCACGCATTTGCTACTGCTGAAGGATAAACATCAAACTTTGCTTTTGCTTCAGCAATAATTCTATTATAAAGCTCTCTGTTGGATGGCTCACTACCACCTTCACGCTCATCAATTATTTCTGCATAGTTAGGTTTTTCTGCTTTACCAACTGAGTTATCATAGGCGTCAGTGTTATTATTTGAGTTCATTGTGTGACCATCCAAGGTTTCTAATTTTGTAGCATCACTATACATCATGCCAATACTATATGCGGTTTCTTCCCAACCGCCATCTTCTTCTTCATAAATTCTTACAGACATTGCTGGGTTATCTGGTGGCATAGAGACAAGAGAATATTCTGATCCAGGTGTGCCAAGTGTTCCACCCTCTACCATTATGTGCTCAACCATTCCATGGATTATGCCTTCTTTGGTCATGCCCATGACAAAATTGCCTTCTTGTATGTTCAACATATAATCATTATATCAGAGTTCTTGAGAGTCTATGGTTCTTTTTAGCTCTTGCAAAGACCATCGCTCTTCTCTGGAAAGCTTCATAACCTCAGATTTATCATAAGATTTATCACTAATATATATTAATGGATCATCATTAAAAAAATCTATATTTACAAACCCTTTTTCCCAAAGAGCCATCAAGTCATTGTTTATGAAGTTTATATGCTCCTCATACAGCTCTGGCATTATTTCTTTTATTTTTGGGGTAAGAGAGTATAGTATTTCTCCACTCTCTGGATCAACACCAGCAAACTCTATGCCACCTTCAAGTATTAGGCTGTCTACTATTTTACTTATTTCTTCATCATTAAGCATTTACGAAGTCCAAGAATTCTTCACGAGTTTTTGCACCAGTCATACGTTTAACCTCTAGACCATCTTTAAGAAGTATATATGTAGGAACAGACTTAACACCAAATGTTTCAAAAAGCTCTCTTTCGTAGTCTGCATCAACAAATATAAAATCTATAAGTCCACCCCTCTTTAATTCTTCTGCTACTGGCATAGTTCTTTCACATGGTTTACACCATTCAGCAGTAAAGTAAAGTACGTGACTCACTTACCAGACTTCTTTCTTGCCTTAGCAAGTACATCAAAATCCTTTACCTTAGTATCACCCATATAGCCCCACGCATATCCATCATTAATCATCATGTCATTAAGAGATACTGTGTCTCCATTAATATATACCCAGCCTAAAATGCGACCATACTTTTCAGATGAGTTCATCTTCTCAGTCTTAATTACAACTGACTTGGCATCTTTTAGAGCCT